AAGTTTTTGATCAGGTTCACCTTCAGCAGCAATTGCTGTAGTGCGAATTGTGATTTTACCTTCTGCGTATGGCATGTATGGAGCAATACCAATTCCCATACCACCATCACGTTCCTGCAACATCACTGCTGCTGGTTCATGTACTACGTAATATTCTGGATTGACATCAGTAACATCACCCATCATTACTTCACCATTGATCATCTTAAAAATTTTCACTGTCATGTTTTATCCTGTTCAACTAGATTATCTATAAAGTCTGATGCACATGTAAAGGCACTAAAGTGTTTCAAAATCACATCACCATTGTATATTTGTTGAGCAACTATGAGCACAAACTTATTTGAATATACAGATACCTTGAAGCGCCACTCTCCTCTACGCACTGTAGTAAAGGTGGTCATGTTCGGGAAGTATCTTGCTTTGCTGCTCATACATTTATTTATGTGCAGCAGGGAGCCGAAGCCCCCTGTGTTTCACTTATTTGATAACGATATTCTTACAGGCGATTAGTATCTTCCTGTAGTAACTCCCGACCTTTACGAGACTTTACTGGGATCTTCTTTGGTTTCTTTTCTTCTGGAATTAAACGCTCCAAGAAGATTTTAAGCATACCATTGAACATCTCAGCGTCTTTAACTTCGATGTGATCATCGATAGCAAAGGAACGAGTGAAAGCACGATTAGCGATTCCACGAAACAAGAAGTTCTCTGGAGTTTCATCAGCTTTAATGTTACCACGAACAACTAACTTACCATCTTCCATTTCGATATCAATATCAGTCTGACCGAAACCAGCCACAGCCAATTCAATGGTGTAGTTATTATCGTCATGCTTGATGATATTGTATGGAGGATAGTTTGGAATGTTCTTGGTAAGGTCTTCATGCATCTTCTGCATGCGAGCCATTGGTTCTTCGAAACCAACAAAGAAACGATCAAAGTCCTTGAATCCAGGACCAAATAATGCTAAGTGTGTCATGTTCTCTCCTTACTTAGTTGCAAATGCTTTCTTCGCATCAAAGGTGTATGCTGCCATACCCAATGTACTGAAGAAGTCACTGTACGATTTAGCTACGTTCTTCGCAAAGGAAGACTGTGCAGCGATAAAAGTATTGAGAGGTTTTTTGAGTTCTTCGTTTTTGACGTACGTCTCAACGAATTTAGTTTTGACACTTTGGAAGGTGTCAATGGATGTGTTGATTTTGTCCAACATAGTTTTCTCCTATTAAGCGAGTTAAGTTAAATTGGTACCCCGAAGGCATACCGTAAAATCCTGCTTACTGGCTACAGGGACAGCTTGTCGTACTGTCAGCTTTAGACGCTCCTAAGGTAGAAGAGCCTTACGTTCCCATCCCGATGGGACAGAAACTATTTAGGCAGCTGGTGCTTCTGCAGCCTTAGCAGCAGCTTCAGCAGCTTGAACCTGTTCCGAACCCTGTTGTTGAATCTTGTTCACCAACTGGAAGATAGCTTCGAAGGGATGCTTACCCAACGATGCCAAAATAGCGTTGACTTCGTCAATGTTCAGTTCGAGTTTAATAGTAAGTTGTTGCGCTTGTTCGCTCATGTTATCTCCAAAATGTAAGATGATTTAGGTTTACTTCTTTTTGCCTATATTGTATTTAGGCACCAATTCCCACTCTTCCTTTTCTTTGTGGCTAACCACTTTGATCTGAGAGAGCGATGCTTTTGGGTCTGCTTTAGCTACATCAAGTATCTTCAACAGTCCCCAATCTTGCAATAAGCCAGCGATCGTATTTCTACGTTCTACATCGTTGGCTGTAATGTTCGATTCCTTACCGTCCAATGCAAAGAGTTCTTTGAAGTGAACGATGTAATATCTGCCTTGCTTATGTAAAATATGGCAAGACTGAAATAGCTTTTTGTCTTTTCTGGATGCGATCCCGATGCGGGTCAGAGTCTCACGAACCTTTAAAAAATTGTCTGGTTCTGGTAAGGTCACTTCAAGCATGGAGTCTGGCGTCCAATCATAATAGATCATTTCGACAGTCATTTTCTACCACCTGTATATTGTTTTTCTTCAATGGTTTTCAATTGTTCTGGAGTTAAAATTCCAAGAACTTGTTTCGCTTTTTCACTGGAATAGCCGTAGCAGTCCATGACCAATCTAAGATTCTTTTCCTCCTCACGTTTAAACCATTTGGAGAATCTTTTCTTTCTCGGTATACTATTTAGTAAAAAATTAAATTGCCATTTTACAGATGCGTAGTGCCGCTGATTCATTTCATTGGCATACATAACAGTGTCGGGAAAGAAGGATAACCCTCTATTCACCATCCATGCTGAATACTCTTTCTCGTTACTAGGATCCTCCTTGATCAGATCTTTCTTTGTTTCATTGATGGCATTGAGAAAATCAAAGGGAGTTGTCATTTGCAAATACCTCTTTTAGATTTTCTGCAGTTGCAGCAAATTTGGTATCTGGAAATCTTTTACTAAGATTTTGCTCAAGTTGTTTTCGTGTATTACCCTGTGCCATAAACTCATGTGTTTCCATATTATGTATATATAGCATACCATTCACACGTTGTATTTTGATTCTAACCACATTGCTGGAAATTTCTTCCATGCGACTTATCATGACGTTAATCTTTCTCATTGCAAACCACTCTCTTGCAAACCACCCAAGGACAAATGCAAAAATTATTATCAGAAGTTCTTCCATAACAACCTCACTTAAATTTGCACTGCATCATAATCTCGGTCATCGCTGCCATAGTATTTAGTTCATGGTTCGCAACGAATGCATCTTTGTATTGATAATCAGCAAGCACAAGAACCATGGTAGGAATACTAGGTGGCTCCATGTACTCAGTGGCTTTATCATAGAGATGATTGAAGAGAGAACTGGTTTCAATGTCTGAGTTCTGTGCAATCCACTGGCGTGTTTTCTTAAAGTCTTTATCCTTTAGGTGTCCAACCAAAGCCTTGTAAGATTCATCAGACATGTTTACCAACAAGCCAGCATCAATCTTTCCAGAAACAGAGTAACGCTGCAACTCATTCAGAATGCGCCGATAGTCAGGGAAGTGTTTGTTGATTAACTCAACTACTACCTTGGTGTCAAAGTCAACTCCCTCGGTCTTTAGAATCTGTGTGACACGTTTAAAGAAACCAGCAGCAATGGCTGGCTTTTCAGCGTTGTCAATCTTAAAGTCAATCACGGCACATCGGCTATGCAATGGCTCAATGATTTTGTTCTTGAAGTTACATGTGAAGATGAAACGACAGTTGTTTGAAAACTCTTCGATAAATCCACGCAATGCTGGCTGAACCGATTGAGCATTCATATAGTCTGCTTCATCAAGGATAACAACCTTCTTGGCATCGGTCAACGAAACTGTTGACGCAAATCCCTTTACAGTGGTGCGCAACATATCAATGGAACGACCTTCATCAGATCCATTGATAAACAAAACATCGGCACCAACTTCATTACACAACGCACGAGCCACTGTGGTCTTACCTACACCAGCTGTTCCTGAGAACAGAAAGGTAGGCAACTCACCAGTTGCGATGTACTCCTTGAAAGTTTTCTTCAAACCTTCAGGAAGGATACACTCATCAATGGTGGCAGGACGATACTTCTCAACCCACAAATATTGGTCACTCATATCAACTCCATAATAAAGAAATAATTATACACTAAAAGAATCAAGCTGTCAATATTTTTTTCCATTGACCATTCACATTGATATACAACTCACCATCGGGACCAGGAACCATCTTAACGCTGACTTGTTTCTCAGTCCCAGGAACAAATCGTTTGGTACTACCACCAATACCCAAATTACCAGTGGAGTCTATACGCATCACCTCATTGTAAGAACCTCCAGAACTTCCAACAAAGAAAGAAGAACCATTGAATTGCGGAGGTGGTGGTGGTGGGGCGATCTTGCCGTAGGTAGATGTAAAGGTTACGTTTGCTGGACCAACTTGTTCAATTTGCTTGATGATGTTTGGATCAACGCCAGCAACAGGGGCAGGTACTTGGGTCTCACGAATCTTCTCAACAACCACAGGTGCAGCAGCTGCACCCATGGCTAAGAAACCAAGTATACCACCAGATCGTAGGAATTTTCTACGCTCAAGCATGGCTTACTCGAAGGTAGAGTCAGCTTCAATGGCAACGAAATAAATCGTGTCACCATTCTTGAAGCGAGAGATCTTCTTGCTAGAGATAGATACTGCATAGTCAGCAGGAAGCATCTTTAGATTCTCAACTTTCATTGCTACGTTGAATGTAGACTCAGTAGTTCCAACTTCAATGTCATAGGTATTGGCAGTTGCATTCTTGCGATCACCAACTACCATAGTCACCTTACCATCTTTACCGATAATGGAAAGATCAGGTGCACGAAGTACCGATGCGGTACGGATAGCCATTGCCAGCGTTGCACTGGTCAGGTTGAAGTCAATATCGCTTGTGGGAAATGCGATCTCTTTCTGTGGGTAAGAAAGAACAGACTTATCGGCTGCGTAGTATTTAATACTGTTACCACCTTCCTTCATGGTAACATATTTCTCTGAGAATACCAAGTCGGGATCGGTAAACAGAGATAGCGCACCTAGAAATTCATTGAGGTCATAGATGCCAAACTCAGCTGGGAATGCTTCGGCAACTGCAGCAGATGCCATAATGTTTTTCTGCGCAGAGATGGTTGATAGCTTGCCATTGTCACGCAGCACAAGGTTGCTATTGATACCAGCAAAGTTCTTCAATAGTCCAAGTGTGTCTTTAGATAATTTCATTGTTTCTCCTAAAAGGGTTTATCATAATATGTATAATTCATTATACTCTAATTTCGCTTTGGAAGCAAATTTATTTTTCAACAGAATACTTCACATCATGCTCATACAAGAACATCAGACAACACATTGCATGTGCCAAGTGGTTCTTGCCAGTTTCGGGATCGTTTTGCTCTCCCTCTTTCCATGCCCACAGGTGTCTCTGCATCGCATCAAAGTATCTACGCTTAGAATCTGGAACACGTATCCAGTTATCACGTTCGTATTTCTGTGCACCGAAAGTCAGAATCTCTACTGTTGCTTTCAATGCAAGTGGAGGCAACAAACCATACTCGAGTTTGTCACCATCAAATTTGCGCCCACCAGTTGTAGCTGCTTGGGACTTTTTAACTTCTTCTTTAGTAGCCATAGTTACCCATAATAAAAAATGGGACTGACCACGATGCAGCCAGTCCCAAAATTACTCAGCCCTGATTAGGCAGTGCGAGTAAAAACAGAAGAACCAGCAACTGCATTTGCCAAAGCAACCATACGTCGGCTAGGTTTACCGATGCGATATTTGGTTGTATTGCTACCATCACTCAGCGTTGCGCTGTTGGTGTAGATGCAGTTGCCTTTGATGCGCAATTGACGAATTGCTTCATGCGGATTCTTCAAACCGAAAGAACCAGAAATCTGGCGAGGTGTGACATCAGCGCCACTCTCAAGGTACTTCAACAATTTTTCTTGTCGACTCATAGTTGTATTAACTCCATAATATGCCATCATAAAAAAATACGGGACAGCGATGGCGTTACTGTCCCGTGTTGTAGAAGTATCTACAATCAGACTTCGATTCCATTGGCTTTTAGTTCAGCCATGAATTCTTCGTCACTGATTGATTCTACTCCATCTTCCTCAGAGTTGTCAAGTATCTTTTGCAACTTTGACTTCTCCAATGAATTCATCTCTTCGGCAGTCAAACCTTTGGAACTAGGTCCAGGGAAAGAAAGGATACCACGAGAGATCTGATTATGCTTTGACAACCAGTGTGGGTAACCAATCTTTGCAGCACCATCAGCACGTTTTGCAAAAATCTCATGCCAGATATGATACATATCTTTGGAAGCAAGGGTATCTGCAGTTGCAAGTTCGGGATGATGTGCCACAAAGGCATCGATACATTTACGTTGTCCTTTGGACAGATCTGAATATTTCAACATAATATAAGTCTCCTAACAATTAAAAGGGAATTTCGTTGTCAATTACTTGACTGGCTGGTGTTTCTTCAACAGCCACCTCACCACTCGAAACCTTATCGAACAGGTCAACAAAAGCCAGACGAGTAGCATCATCAAATCGGTTGGTACACAATTCAATTGCTTTCTTCTGATTCTTGAAGATCGAGAAGGCACGTACAATATGAATCAGACGACGAGTAGTGATTGTCTCATCCACACCACCAGAATCAAACGTGCGACGGATTGCGTCAGCCCACTTGACCATAGTATCAGCAAATTTCTCATCGACACAACCATATGACTTCATAAGGTTCATGACGATTTTCATTTCAACCTTGGCATCAGGATATTCCTGATTAAAGGTTACAGCGAATCGTTCCAAGAATGCTTCGTTAAGCACGTTGGTACCGATGTAACGACCATCATCGCTACCCTTGCCCTTTGTGTTTGCAGTGGCAAACATGTTAAAGCCAAGAGCAGGATAGATCATTTCGTTCTTGAGTTTGTAGTAGAAAGGTTTACCCTCAAGAATCGGTTGCAAGCACAGCAATGCGTTAGCCGAGCCAGCGTCAATTTCGTCAAGCAGTAAAGGGATACCGAGACGCATTGCGATAACGACTGGACCTTCAACGATCTCTACGTTGCCATCGATAAGGGTTTTTGTACCTACCAGCTGATCTTCGTCAGTCTGGCTGTTCAGGTTGATACGGATAAGGGGACGACGATGCTTCGCACAGATTTGCTCAATGGAAGTCGACTTGCCATTACCAGTTGGACCACTGACATATGCAGGGTAGAATTGCTTGGACACAACGATTTGTTCCAAGTCTTTGTAGTTACCGAAAGGAACATAGTTCGCATCGATTTTGGGAATGAGGGATTCAGTATTAGTAAAGTCCACAGACACTGCTTCAGCTTTATGTTTAGATTGTTTAGGGGTCGGTGAATCGTTTGCAGGTTCAGCCAAAGGTGATGTCATGCTGCCACCTGGGATCGCATACAAACCACGACCGACTGCAGTAGCCATGAGCCACAGGGGATGGAACTGGTTACCCATTTCCTCACGAATTTCTAGCAGTTGCTTGCGGGAAACAACACCAGATGTTTTGACATCAGGGTACTTTGAAAACAATTTATCTTCGAAAACTGTTTTCTGACCCTCAGTAATTTTAGCCATCATTCACTCCATTCATAATAAAGATTATACACCAAACCGAAGCCAAAGTAAAGTGCTTGCACGAAACTCAACTCCATACAATAATTATACCCTAAAAATGAATTATTGTAAACCCCTAAAGTTGCAAGAAAACAACGATCTAAGTCGTTGTTTTTAAAGGGGAAAAATTCCCCTTCGCTTAGTAGGGTTTATAAAACTCCTTTAAGGCTCCTTGCAATTTTAGGGCAGAAAGACAAATTTCAAAAGTTTCGCCGTTTACCGAAAGGTCGGCTAAAAAATCTAAAAATTCGGAAAACTCTACGTCTGAATTAAACATAATAACTCCTAAGGTGAAACCTTATTATACCCTAAAGTTGAATTATTGTAAACCCCTATGCCACCAGAGACACAAATCGATTCAGAAGCAGTCGGCTGGTCTTCTTGACATCCAAGAATTTTGTGAATTGCTTCGCAATCTGCTTGGAGTTCATATCGGTACTTACCGTCAACTTACCCTCATCGGTTTCCATTTTGCTGGCTGGCAACAGATACAACTCATCACGACCAGCATTGCTCAACATGGAAAAGTCCTGAGTGCGAAAGTCCTTCTTGATCTGCTGAATGATTGCAAACTCATGAGCACCATTTGCACACTCAGGAACATTGTAACGAATAAACGAAGCCATGTCACGCTGACTATTGCGAATCACATGGAAGCCAATGGTCGAAGCATTGTAACGATCCTTGATGATACGCAGAAACACTTTAGTCTGTTCGCTGCCATCACCAGAGATGCTGTACTCACGACGAGTTATTGGGTCACGCAGATAGTTAACCTGCTTGCAACGAACACCAGCAGAATTGTATCTCTGATGATTGATGTTTGTCATACCCTGAATACCATGACCTTCGCCATCGGTCAACGTGATGAACGATGTTTTCTCCACGTTGTTGTTCTTGATAAACTTACCGAGGTAGTCAACCATAAACAACAATCCCTCATTGAGTGGTGTGCTGTTCAGCGAATACTGTGGAGACCATGCCCATGGCTTTCTGATCAACAACTCAACCATGCGATTGAATTCAGTGTTGGACATTTTGTTTGAGAAGAATTCAAACAAGTGGAAACTGCCGCAAACAAAACCTTTGAAATTAGGATCAACAGGTTGTGTAGCATAGGGATTATACCCTTCTTCCTGATAACCATTGGTAAAGGCAAACACTTGATATGCGATTTGAGCACGTTGGCAGAACATTGCAAGGTTGATAACTTGCTTTACTGTGTCTTCCATTACTTGGTCCATTGAGCCAGACCAGTCAAGCAAGAACACCATGCCATGATTCTTTGCATCAGGAACAACAGTGATACGTTTGAACATATCGTCGGTCAACTTGTATGCATGCAACTTGCGCACATTCAATTCACCAGTCTTGGCAACAGTGCTACGCTTGTAAGCAGTTGCAGACTTCTTCATCTCAAATTCTTTCACTAGGTAATTAACCACACGTGAGGAATCAGTCTTGAATTTTTCCAGCGACTTTGTCTGACAAGCAATATATGTGTCAGCTGCTTGTTTATCGCCCATGCGATTAACAAGTTTAGTGCGATACTGTTCCAACTCAATGGGCAACTCAGTTAGAATTCTTTTGTAGCCGATGATGGGTTCAGTGCGTGTCTTCAGCACTGGCTCGTAGATCTCAACCTGAGTAGTTACGTCTGCCAAGTTGCTGAGACGTTGACGCAATGCTTTCTCGGTAGTGGACTCAACTTCTTCCTCAGCTACTTCGTCATTGATTTTAGCATTGGGGTCTGAACCTGATGAGTGTTGTTTGCCATCCTCATCTTCTGCAAGTTCTTTGGTATCGGTATCTTCGTCTTCGTCTTCTTCAATGTCGTCAAACATATCTGAATCTGATTCGTATTCAACTTCTTCTAGGTCATCCATGTCTTCCTTGGACATTTTGATGTCTAGTTGTTGCTCAGCCAGCGACTGTTTGAATTTCTTGCGCTCTTCCATCGTGAAGGCAAGCAGTTCTTTGGCAAGCAGGTAAACGTCTTCAATGCTGTCGCAACGATCAGCGGCACGAACAAATTCCATTTCTTCAGTTGTGAATTTTACACCACAGTTGAAACCACACTTGTAGTAAAGGTTGATTCGGTCAATCAGCAATAGCTTGGACATGTCCTTACCTTTGATCTCAAAGAAGTCACGTTCATTGAGTTCACGATAAGCACGCAGGAAAGATGCACGCAGACCTGGATATTTGTTTTTGATTTTCTTTTCGATACGCACGTCTTCGATGACATTCATATAGCCATGAAGCACACGAGTTTCGTTTTCTTTGATGTAGTCGTCGGTTGTAAACAACGCATGACCAACTTCGTGACCGATAAGCATTTCTTCAACGTCATCGGTCATCTCTTTCCATTGCGGAAGAGTAAGGGTACGTGAACGAATATCCATGGACGCTGTAGACACAGGCGCACGAACAATGTTCAGATTTTCGTTGGCTAAAAGTCTAGCCAGCAGGTCACGTGAATTCATATAGTTTTCTCCAGTCGATACAGTAATTATGCATGAAAACTGAATTAAAGTAAAGCATTTTGTTTGGAAACACGTAACTCGTTGATTCCAGAGGAGAAAATAACCCTACAAAGTGTAAGGTTATCCCGTGGAGATGATTGAAAAGTCGTTCTTCTTCTCAAATTTGATGACTGATCTGAATTTGTCAAACAGCTGGTCGCCCTTGTGGCTGATGACAAATACGTTTGACTTTTCAAACTGACCCATGACCGAAAGAAAGTAATCAGTTCCAGCGTTATCCAACGACGAATCAAAGATCTCATCCAGTATCAACAGGTTGGTGTTAACGCTGTTCTTCATCTTGGCAATCTGACGCCATGTAAAAAGAATAGCAAGATCGATACGCATCTTCTCACCCTCAGAAAAACTTGCGTAAGTAAATTCATCACGATGACGAGACTTGATCTTTTCGTTGAACGACTCATCAAGTTCAAAGTGCACATAAAATTCCATGGCATTCAGATACTTGTTGATCAGTTTGTTCATGGCAGGAAGATACTCACGTATGATCGCTGTCTTGATACCAGTGTCCTTCAGCAAAACAGAAGCAACGTCCTGAAAGTTTTTAATTTCTTGAAGAGAAGTCTTACTATCAATCATATCCATTGCAGCTTTGGCAAGTTCTTTTAACTTTACCTTTTCATCATCTAGGTTTGATGTATCAGTTTTAGTAGACTCAATCTCAGCTTGCATCTCTGAATTTTGTCGGTTCAGGATTGAGATTGACGAGTTGCGTGTTGATAGTTCAATCGTCTTGTCAGAGATCTTTCTTGTAATGTCAGATATTTCCTGTAACTTATCGTTGAGTTTGGAGAGGATCGTTTCAAGTTCTTCAATCTTTGACTTATTGTTTTCGATGTTGACCGATATTTCCTGAACCACTTTTGTGCGGTGAGACTCTTCAATTTCTTGCGTGCATGATGGGCAGACATGATTGTCTGAAAAGAAAGTTTTGTTGTGCTCGCACTCTTCGATTTTACTGGTAAGTTTTGATCTGATATGTTTTGCTTTATCGAGATCTGCAGCAACTCCTTCCTTATCACTGATGCTGCCTTTAAGAACAGTGATCTCCTGCACGATGATAGATATCTCGCTCTCCGTATGTAGAATCTCAGCAGAGTTTGTAAGAATCTTTGATTTGATATTTTCGATGGCAGTGGTTTTCGCTTCAGTAATTGTCTTGATGATTGCTTGTTGCGATTCAACCTTTGTCTTTGCAGTGGAGA